CTAAATTTAAAAAAGAAGAAGATATGGTAAGTTGGATGAAAGCATCATTCTATTCATCATATTCTTTAATAAATAATGGACCTGCTGATTGGGATAGAAAAAAGGGTAATGGTAGAGTAATGAAAGCTAATCCAAGAACACAAGGAGCTACAAAGCAAGTTTTATTAGATGGTTTAAAAAACGCAAAAACTCCTGAAGAAAAGGCTCATTATGAAAATCAATTAAAAGTTTGGAGTAAATTTAAAGGTTATCACGATACGTTTTTGGTTTACAAAAATGATAAAGGATTGGTTTCAGTATTTCATATATCAAATAAAAAAAGTGATGAGTTAGATGACCCTCAAAATAATACAACTCCTGAAACTAGACTTGCTAACTATATGGCAGCAGCTAGAGAAGCTAATTTAAGTCCTAAAGCAGCTAAAGCGGTAGCTAACGCACAATCAGTAGCTATGGCAGGTTCTGCTGATAATGATAATATTGCAAAGGGTGCTTGGAATGAAGTAGAAGATGTAAACTTAATAACATCATTAGCCGGTAGATTACCTGCTAGAGGTCAAACTGATGTTAAAGATGAATATTATACTGATTTGAAAGGTGATAAATTAGTTAAAGATTGGTATAAAAAGAAATATGGTAAAGATAAGTGGGAAGCAAAATGGAAGGCAGCAAAACCAAATGAAGTAATTGGAGTAGTGATGCAAATTGCAGAAGCACAAGATGATATTTCAAAACTATCAGGAAACTTTACTAAATTTATGTTAAAGCAAGGTCAATTAGCACAAAGTGTATTTGCAAAAGCTCAATCTGGTATGAATGCAAAACAAATTTCTCAAAGCTTTAACGGAATATATTCACCAAAAGAAATACAAGCTATTCTTGATAGTGAAACAATGAAAATGTTAGCTGATAAAAAAGCACAACATGCTGCTGGTTTAGAAGGTGTACATAAAGGATTTATTACATCACTACATAAAGCAGATGGTACAAAGCCTGGTCATAGTGGTAAAAACGGACCTGCTGTTGAAACCTACGTTGCTGGTACGTTAAAAGCATTACATATTGATACCTACGTTACTAACTTTGATGAAAATATTGAGATTGAAATGGGTGGAGTTGGATGTAAACCTATTGATGTTAGGGGATGTATGGCTAGCCTATCTGGATTTAAGGGAGATATAACAACCCCAGAAGGAAGGGCGGCATTAAATACACATTTGGCCGAAAACGTAAAAGTAGATGCTGATTCAGATGCGGTATATCTTATTGGTAGTGATGGTAAGACTAGAACTTATTTAGCAAGTGATACTTGGAGACAGGCTGGTTCATCTAAAAAAATAGCAACTGGTTTTGGTAGTAATTTAAGAAAATGTTTAAAAAAGGCAGTTGGAAGTAGATTATCTAAAAAGAAAGCTAAAAAGTAGTGAAAATACCCTTTGATTCCATTTTTCATATTTATATGTGATAAAACAAGAACAGAGGATGAAGACACAATTACTTTGTACATTTACAACAAAAGGAGAGTTACAAAACACTCTACAACAAATTAGAGAAACGTATCATATAGTGTATAATTACATTTATATTTTACAAAATAAATCTAATTTGGATGAGTTGTTTATAACGTACAATATAGATACAGCGTTCCAACCGGCAACTCCGTTGGAAAATACTATTTTAATACATAGAAAGAAAGAGTCTAATACACTTTATACTATTAACGCCTTAAACGAATTGGTTAAGGAAGAAAATGGTGGTGTGTTGGACACTTCTTTTGTCATTAATTGGCAGAAGTTTAAAAATTCAATCATACTAACAAATGCGGAAGGTACTAAAAAAATTCAGACAAGAGTTTTTGAAGTAATGTCATTTGGTGAGGCTGAAACAAATAACAATAAAAATAGTGAGGGATAATTAAAAAATGTTTATACCAAATCATTTACATTTACTTGTAAAAGGATACATAAAAACCCCACCACAAACCGAAAACGTATTAAACGAATGGTTTAGACAATTAGTTACTAAGGTAGGAATGAAAGTGGTAGCAGGACCTACATCGGTTTATGTAAATGAGCCAGGCAACGAAGGAATAACTGGAACAGTAACATTAGCAACATCGCATGCTAGTATTCATGTTTGGGATAATGAAACCCCAGCTATGTTTCAATTTGATTTATATAGTTGTTCGGATTTTACACCAACACAAGTATTAGACCATATTGATGAATGGTTTGAATTAAATGACGCCTATTGGCAATTTATAGATAGAAACGGAAGTACCTTTGAATTAGTAAATTCTGGGCATTTCACAAAAAACAAATAATTTAAATACTAACATTATGATACTTAAAAAAGGAGACAACAACGAAAATGTTAAGTTGATGCAACAAAAGCTTGGTATTGAGCCGGCTGTAACTAATTTTGGACCTAAAACCGAAGCAGCTGTAAAAGAATGGCAGGCAAAAAATGGTTTAGTTGCGGATGGTATAGTAGGACCGGCAACTTGGGCAAAGATAATGGGAGAATCAACTCCAGTACCAACAGCACCAGTTCAACCTGTGGCAAATGTTGGTGGATTGAAATTGGATAAATTGAGAGGACATATTCCTGATGCAGTTATCCAAATGATTCCTGATACTGCAGCTAAGTTCCAAATTAATACTCCATTAAGATTAGCACACTTCTTAGCACAATGCGGACATGAGAGTGGTGGATTTAGAGTAACACAAGAAAACTTAAACTATTCAGCTAAAGGATTGGCTGGTATCTTTAAGAAATATTTCCCAACTGAAGCGGCGGCAGCACCTTATGCTAGAAACCCACAAAAGATTGCAAACAAAGTGTATGCAAATCGTATGGCAAATGGTTCGGAAGCAAGTGGTGATGGCTACAAATTCAGAGGTAGAGGATATATCCAATTAACAGGTAGAGATAACTACACTCAATTCGGTAAAGCAATTGGCGAAGATATAGCATCAAATCCTGATAAGGTATCATCTCAATACGCATTATTATCAGCAGCTTGGTTCTGGTCTAAAAACGGATTGAACAAATTAGCAGATGGTGGTGCAACTGATACTACTGTAACATCTATTACTAAAAGAGTAAATGGTGGTACTATTGGATTAGCTGACAGAATTAAACATTTCAAAGAATACTATCATTTACTAGCGTAAAATTTGGTAATCTAAATAAAAATTCGTATATTTATAGGATATAACATTATAAACATGGCAAACATAAGTTTAAAAAGATTATTAAAGGAAGCCGAAGATTTTAAGGCAAGAAGTAAGGAAACTGGAAAGTTGGTACACTTCAAGTCAAAAGATGCATATCAAGCTGCATTAAAAGCTGGTTCTCATGAAGACCCTAAAGCTGAAAAAGATAAAACTCCTAAAGCATCTGCAAAACCAAATGATATGTTTGGTGGCGATTATGCAAAAGATAGAGGTGGTGAACCTAAATCAGATGGTATGGAGACTGTTAAATCAATCGCAGCAAGTACTGGTTTAAGAGCTCAAGCAGTAGCAGGTTGGGCTGATGAGAATGGTGTAAACCTTTCAAAAGTATCAGATGCATTAAACTCTAAAAAGCTAAAACCAATGGATTTTATGACAGCCGTTAGTGGTAATCCTGGTAACAAATATGCAAAAGATATAATTGCAAAGTATTCTCAAAATGGAGGTGAAGCTCCAAAAGCTGACGTTAAAACAATTATCAAAAATTTATTAAAAACAGCAGATAAAGAATTTAAAGGAGTTTACAAATTAAAAGATATTGCGGATGACCTTAATATAGATGATACTGATGGCGCGGATGGTAACATGCTACAAGTAAGAATAGATAGAGGAGAAGATGGTACATATATTCAGACTGATGAAACCGAAGGAGTTATTGTATTTAATGATGGCTCTCAATACAAACTACACCATGTTGAAGATGGTCCTATACCTGTAACAAGGATTGATGGTAATGCACCTAAATCGGATGCATCGGTGGATGGACAAACTGATGATGAATTATACGATGCTTTATATGATATGGGATATGATTTCGGAGAACTTGGTAGTGATGATTTTGATGAAGAAGGATTTGCGGATGCAGCGATGAGTTTAGGTTATCGATATGATGACAAAAATAAAGTATGGAATCACAGAGATAAAATGAAAGAAAGTTCAACAAAACTAACATCAATGATTAAAAAATAAACAAAAGGGAGAAACTAAAAATTCTCCCTTTTTTATTTGGTATACTCGACTATTTTTCGTATATTTGTGTATATCCACAATCATATATAAATGGTAATAGCTCTAAAAAATATACCTCAAAAAACATTTGGAATTATGAGAAATTTGTCGTATATTTGTATTTCTATTATATTTATTAATGTAACGGAGGTGTAGGAAAGACACCAAAATAAAACCATAAAACTTAAACTCTTAAAACTTAAAAGACATGGCTATTAACTTAGACGCAATTAAGAGCAGACTTAACAAACTGCAAAACACCCAAAGAACAACTGTAGAACTTTGGAAGCCAGCACCAGGCAAACACACAATCAGATTGGTGCCTTACAAATTCAATAAAGAAAATCCTTTTATTGAACTTTATTTTCACTACAACATTAACAACAAATCTTACTTATCTCCGATGAGTTTTGGTAGACCCGAC